CCAACTACTGGAACTTCTGACTGTAAGCCACCATCTGTACATAACCATGTTTCTCTAAACACTTTACCATCAAAGAATACTTTCTGTAATTCCCAGTTCATATTAGAAGCTGTACGAATCTCAGAGCCTACTCCTGATATGTCTTTATTAGAAACACATAGGTAGTTTTCTTTGACAATACCAAGTTCAGTATCATTACCCTTTACCATCATACGAATCGAGTGAGCCTTAGAAGCTCCACCGTATTCTGTACTTAGTGGTAATTTCTGTATCTCAGTGAACGGGTCTAATGAAGAGTCAAAAGAATTGACTATCATAGGTTTGTCTACTGTTTCAACATCAATGATATTATTAGGGTTAGTAACTATTGAAAGTGCATTTTGCATTTTATTCTCCATGTTGTTTTGAATTATGAAATTTAGTTGATTTATATAATGTACCCGTCACTATACGATAGGGTACCACGCATCAAGAATTCATCAAGGCCTATTTTCACCGCACCCGAGGCTCCGCTTAGATCTTACACCATAACGGGTCCGAGGGCTAGCCGGGCCAGCACCATGCATATTGCGTATCCTAATTGTCAAAAAACTATATACCCTATATATGTATGTACCTGAATTAAGTTCCATAATAAGAATAAGTTGTGTAAATAAATTAACCTGAGCAAGTCAATCGAGTTTTTCAACACAATTTTTCCAACGACGAAACGCATGTGGGGGGTACGCACGTCAAATAAAAGAAGGACACACATACTAATATTTTTTTTTGGAATTTTTTGGATTTTTTACTGGGCGGGTACTACAAAATACTAAGCGGGTACTATATATACTATATATACTACTTACTACTTACTATATATACTACTTACTATATATACTATAGTACTATATATATATAATATATATATAATATATACTATTATACTATATATACTATAGTACTATTATAAAAAACCTCAACAAACTAAACAAACTTAATTAAATATATATTATCTACCATTTAGATGTCAAGTGTTATTAAATTAAATCATGGAAAGAAACCGTACATTATATCAGAGGGCCAGAATGAATGACTTTCAAATTGACAGTGTTTATGATAATCTAGAGCGTTGCCGTGAGATATCAAACGAGCTAAAGCTTACTGATCTCATAGACCCCAATTCAAAACAAATAGGTCTATTATCCGAACTATTGTACCGCATGAAGAACATGCCAGAGTTGGAGATACTAGACCTGAACCTTTTGGACGATCAGGAACCAAACTGATTTGGCACTGACTCGCACCATAAAGGGAGTCAAGCATTATGCCTACGAATCAGAAGAAGAGTTTCGTAAGGCTCATCCTGACACTCCACTGATTACCGATTGGAAGCAGGCAGAAGAGGGAGACTGGTGTGTATCCGATGATGGTAAGATTGTTCAAATACTAAAGAAGGGTTGTTTCGTAGATAAAAAGAAAAGAGACAATAATTATATTAGAACAGTTATTGGGATGTTTAACCACAGGGGGTCAAGCCCCTTTGTTGGAACCATCAAAGATGAGATATATAGATTTACAAAGAAAACAGGGTATCAAGTCAAAACTGGTGGCTACCTGACAGATGCAAAAAGACATTTTGCAAAGTATGTAGCACATGGTATGGATCCTGTAGAGGCATATCAGAAAGCTTTTCCCAAGACAACCAGTTTAGATCATGCAGAAAGAAGATCAACACTACTACTTAAAAACAAAACAGTGAGGCAGGCAGTGGATAAAGAAATAGAAAACTTAATGTCAGAAGTAGGTATTACAAAACGATACCTACTGGAAACAACTAAAGATGTTATTGATAAGATAGACGTTAGGGACAATGACAAGCTTAGAGCAATAGAAACCTTAATGAAGATATCTGGTTTACTGTCTACAGAAAAGAAAGTAGATTCTGTAGCACTGATACAGGAGTTCTCTGGCTTTAGCAGAGAGAAACTACAGGCATTTGAACAGGGCATATTGCCTGAAAAGCAGAAAGAATTGTCTGAATGAGTTTTAATATCACCCCTCCACCATCAGAGATGGAGAAAAGAGATGAGGTATTAGCAAAAGCATACAGCAACCTTATCTACTTTGGTAGAGCGTTCCTACCTAATGACTTCCTAAAAAAATCAGAATCAGCACCCTTCCACTACGAAATGGGAAAGAAGATGATAGATACAGCACCCGGTGCTCGTATCTGTAACATTATACCCAGAGGTCACGGTAAGTCAGTAGTAGCCAAAGCGGCTATTATGCATAAGCTGTGCTTTGCCGCTGATGACCAGCAACACTTTATTGCATGGGTATCAGAAGAGCAGTCACAGGCTATTGACCACCTGAAATACATTAGATCGCACTTTGAAAACAATAAAATGATACGCTACTACTTTGGAAACATGGATGGTGGCAGTGTAGGTAAACGCTGGACAGAAAAAGATTTGGTAACACCAAAGGGTGATAGGGTTATATCCAAAGGTACATCACAGAGGCTTAGAGGTAGGGCAGAGGTAGATGTGCGTTATACTGGCATTGTATTGGATGATTTTGAATCAGAACTAAACACCAAAACGCCAGAAAGGCGTGCTGACATCAAGAAATGGATCGTATCCACAGTGTACCCTGCCTTAGAAGAAACACCGGGCAATGAGGGCTGGATATGGCTTTCTGGGACTATTGTACACTATGACTCCTATCTGCAAATGACCTATGATGGTTGGAAAAAGGCACAGGAGGACAAAAGAGGGTATCCTTGGGACGTAAACTTCTACAGGGCTATTGAAGATGGTAAACCGCTGTGGTCATCTCAGTTCTCAAAAGAAAAGCTGGAAGCAAAAAAACGTGAGTTCATCGAAGCTGGACTGGTTAATAAGTTTGCTCAGGAGTACATGAATGATGCTAGAGATGTGTCCAGTGCATCATTTAAGATAGACAGAATACAATATTACAACGGAAGGGTTGAATGTAAGAATAAATTTAACTACCTTATAGACGGCGATGATGCTATCCCAATCAATATCTACATTGGTGTTGACCTTGCGGCGACTGCCTCAGAGACTTCTGACTATCAAGTCATACTGGTCATGGGCATTGATTCCAGCAACAATAGATATGTACTGGAATATTTTCGTGAGCGTATACCAACATTCGATGTTCCCAAGGAGATTATACGACTTGCGAACAAATATGCACCAGTACGCCGTGTCACGATTGAAACAGTTGCGGCACAGGAGATGGTTCGGGATATGGTTACGAGACTTTCCGCAAAAGAGAAAAGACTTCTTCCCGGCATATTTAAAGGCGTTAAGCCTCCATCTAGAATCAAAAAAGAAGATAGGCTGGAAACCAGTCTCGGCCCTATTGTTAATTCTAAGAAGCTGTATCTACAAAGGGAAATGACAGAGTTGGTAGATGAGTTCTTTGAACATCCGAAGCCTAGAAACGATGATGTAATGGATGCATTGTACTATGCAGACTATTTTGCCAAACCACCAAAAAGCTCTAGAACCAAACGGGAAAGCCTGTTAAATGAACAGGAAACACCAACCAAACGGATGGTAAAAAAGACCTACAGCTGGATGACGGGTGCACGGGTTTAAATCTATTGCAACATTTATCATTTTATAGCTAACATAGCCTAGTAAAATATTCATGCCAAGATATTCAAAGAGATCAAAGGAAAGACTAGCAACATGCGATCAGCGGTTGCAAGACGTGTTTAATGAAGTGATTAAGCATGTGGATTGTTCTATCTTGGAGGGATATAGAAACAAGGAAAGGCAAAACAAACTATATGATGAAAAGCGTACTAAGGTCAAGTATCCTAATGGCAGGCATAACTCTAACCCTTCTAAAGCCGTTGACGTTACCCCTTATCCTGTGGATTGGGAAGACAGGGAACGACAAACCCTCTTTGCTGGGTTCGTTATTGGCATTGCTAGGGGCATGGGCCATAAGATAAGATGGGGCGGTAATTGGGATATGTATGAAGAGAAAGGGAGATGGGAAGTAAAAGATAACAGATTTGATGATTTTCCACACTTTGAGATAAAAGAATAATGCCCGGAACTACAGATACAGTAAAAGCAATACTAACCCCCGGAGAGTTTGTGATCCGTAAAGAGGCAGTAGACATGATAGGAGCACCCATGCTGAATATGATAAACAACATGCCAGAAAAAGGCGGTCACTCAAACATAGATAGTCTTATAGAAAAGGCTACAATGGCAAACATGAAAGGAATGTATGGCGGTGGCATGGTTCAGGCTGGGCCAAAGCCAATGGGAACCGGAGGCATGGTAGATGCTTATGCTGGCGGTGGTATGGTCATGGATCAGTATGGTCATGGTGGTAAAGTAAAAAAGAATTTAAAACCAGTTCCTGAAGGCAATCCCGGTCTAGGTAAACTACCAGAGGCAGTTAGAAACAAAATGGGTTATATGCAAGAAGGTGGTAAAGTTTTACCAGCGTTTATAAAGGCAGTAGATTCTAGGGATGCTAGGAGTGTTTTAACTCAGTTTAGCGAATTTCCAGAAATGGCCGTACAGGGTATATATGAAATGAATGAGCCTTCTGGTCGTGGAAAAAGATATTATTTTGGTAAAGGTCAGGTTCCAAGTGCTAGGGTTTCTGATTTAGAAAAAGCATCTGCAATGGCGTTAATTAATGCTATTCAATCACAACAAGAATCTCCTCAAGACTCAATACCTTTATCATCCGTATTGCAAATGCTAAGAGATCCAGAGGTTAAGGGTGACAAGCAAAGTATTGATGGTATGCAAGAAGGTGGAGAAGTACAGGATTCTTTAATGGGAATGATGTATGGTGGCATGGCGAATAAAAAGAAGAAAGGCTATCAGGAAGGTGGAATGATAGGCCCTGTATTGCCACCAGAAATGATGGGACAGGCAATGAATCAGCAATTAAGTGAAAGCATTGACATGAGAATGGCTAATCCAGAGGTCTATCAAGGGAGTACACTAGGTGCTGTGAGAAATCAAGCTATGATGTTGCAGGATAGTATAGAGCAGGATACAGTTAACAAGGCAAGAAATAGCTTAAAGCTAATGGCTTTGATAGATAGCTTGAAGCAAGCTGGTGCAGGAGAGTCAGTAGACTATATGCCAATGAGGCCAATGCCCTCTACTAAAGCAGACTCCATGAGGGTAAGAGACTTAATGGAGTTTTTAAATATGCAACAAATGCAAAGGGGTATGGGTTCAGTAATCGAAGGCATGGGAGATGAACCAATGAGAGCTCTTAGATAATGGATAAAGACCCTAGAGCTTCTTATAACGAAGAATTATATCGCCAATGGCGTGATTCAAGATCTGATTGGGACACAGAGGCCCGTAAGGATATTGACTTCTATCTTGGGAATCA